AATAACATCACCAACGGCCAGACTGTTTATTAGAGTGAAGTTTATGCAAGATCCGCTTCGTCCTTCGTATGCAGACGGATCAATTTACGGAGTATCAAATCTTTCTAACATACCCTTCGGTAATCTTCAATATAATAGAATCAATAGCATAGGCAGACAGTGGATACGCCAGTATACACTTGCATTATCAATGGAAACGCTAGGTTTAATTCGAAGCAAGATGGGCACGCTTCCTGTGCCCGGCGGTAATGTAACGCTCAACGGTCCTGATCTAGTTTCAAAGGGTAGAGAGGACAAGAAAGAATTTGTGACTAAACTTAAAGAAATGCTTGACACAATGACTTATGACAAGATTATTGAGCAGCAGGCAGCAAGATCAGAAAACTTGAGCAAGCAATTAAAGTTTATACCGCCGCCAAACGGCAAAGCAATCTTTTTGGGGTAATGAATGGCACGTCTCTTTATCACAGAACGAGAAATGAATTTTATTAACGACATCATGAAAGAAGTCGTTAAGGATGTTATTGGGCAAAAGATTTACTACTATTCGATTTCTGAAATCAAGTCGAGAGTGCATGATGTTTATGAAGAGGCACCGAATAAGATCTTTGAAAATCCAATAGAGCTTGATGCACTTGTCAAATACTCGGGTCAAGAAGTTAAAACAGGTCGATTCGGATCAGAAGAATACTACAACATCGAGTGTTACATCCAAGAAAGAGATCTCTTAGAAAAACAAATCGATGTCAGAGAGGGTGATTTCTTCTCGTTCGGCGACACTTTCTTTGAAATTACAAAAGCTCCAAAAACTGACGTTATTTTCGGTCAAATTGAGCACAAAAGTTATATTACAGTATCGGGTAAGCAGGCACGCAAAGGTCAATTCATTACTAAAATTTTAGGTCCCACATCAGAGAGCTACTCAGACGAAGATGCTGTGCAGACAACGTTCGTGCAGCAGCGCGGATTTGAAGAAAATCGTCTTGGAAAAACAGGCGATGTTCGTGATCTTCAAAAGAACGGTGTGCTCGACGCACCGCTCACAGGACCTGCAGAAGTTTCACCGCGCGGCGACCCACAAAATGTCGGTTCTTCATTCTATGATGAGACATAAACATGGCAGATAAACTTAAGACAGGCTATGAAGGCACAAATGTTCCGGAAGATTTTTCAATTCCTCCTGTTGGAATTGAAGATATAGATCGTGCTATTTTTGATTTATTTAACACACGTCTTGCATTTGAGACAAAAGTTAACAATCAAACTAGCAAAGTACCTGTTATCTTCGCGGCAGGCGAAAGATTTGCGCTTACAAGACGTGACAATCCGCTAAGAGATAACAATAATGTTCTAATTTTACCGCTAATTTCCATTAAAAGAGGCACGATCGGCCACAAAACGCAGGCAGATGTGTTTGGAACAGCAATTAGCATTAGAAAGACAGGCGATTACTATATCAAAAAAAGACTTGATAGTTCTGATAGGGACTATCAAAAAATAGTCAATAATCTGAGATTAAAAAACCAGAAAGATGTTGCCACTAGAAGCCACATAGCTGTAAGTGATACATCACCAGGCACGCAAGCTAACGCGGGCGAAGTTGCATCGCGGCGCAGTGGCGGTCCGCAATCATTTAGAGATCCTCAAAAATTTAATTTGCTTTCTAACGATCTGGTCAACAATATTTACGAATTCATCACTGTTCCATATCCTAAATTTGTAGGAATTACATACAATATAATCTTCTGGACTCAGTATATGCAGGAGATGAACCAGCTAATAGAAAGCTTTATGATGAAATTTGATGGTCAAGCACCAGAGTTTGTGCTTGAAACTAACAAGGGTTACACGTTCACTGCATTTGTTCAAAATACTTTTGCTAATAATGATAATTTTGATGATTTTACTAGTGATGAACGTATCATCAAGATGAGCCTTGATATAAAAGTACCCGGTTACATCATCGCACCTGAGCATCCCGGCTTACCGTCACCGTATCGTAGATTTGTAAGCGCACCTCAAATTAATTTTGAGATTTGGGAACAAAATGCGCAGCTCGTCGCAGAGCCACTATTAAAAAATGCAGATGAAATTGTTGATAGATTTGCGTTAACTGACGTTGTGCCGATGAATAGTGAAGGTCATGAATTAACTCGCCGCGGCGAGGAAAAGCTACGAGTGATTGAAAATATCCAGAATCCTTTTAACGGTCAAGCAGCGACAAAGTATTTAAAAGTAACATCACGTGTGCCAAAAGCGGGCGAAACCATATTTACATCGCAGAAGATTAAGAAGATAGATACGATCGAGTGAGCTTTTAGACAAGCAGCAGGATAGTTATATTCGGCTTCAAAGTCGGAGTAATGATGGCAGAGACAACTTTTCGGTCACCCGGGTTCTTCGAGAGAGAGATTGATTTATCATCTCCAGCGACGGCGGGTATTACGGGCGTTCCAGTCGGTGTGATTGGAACAGCCGAAGTCGGCCCAGCGTTCGTCCCAGTGACAGTTGGCAACGTTAGCCAGCTACAACAAGTTTTTGGCGCGCCCCGCGCATCTGATGTCGGCCTACAGGGCGCAAGTCAGTATTTAGAGAACGGTTCGGCACTTACATTTGTCAGAATCTTAGGGTGCGGCGCAAATTCAACAACCTCAGATTTTTCTACAACTGTATCGCAAGGAACAGTTAAAAATTCAGGATTTATCATCAAAGGCACAACACCTGCAGGCGGGACAGACACACGTCACAAGGGTGCAACGCAGTATATAACTGCAAAGCATTGGGTATCAGCATCGGCTGACGTAGGTTATCCTATTTTTACAGATAACGATAGCTTTGGTGTTTCATCTGGCGATAATTTTGTGCACCTCGTAAGAGGCATGATTATGCTAGCATCGGGAACACGTATGCAGATACTTGATCACAATCAAGCATACTCACTCGCAAATACCACAGATGACACTGCGACAATTGGAAGCACGGTCGGTGATAATCTTTACAGAAAGTTTAAGCTTGTAATTTCAAGCTCAGCACAGAGCTACGCTACGGGTGACGGTCAATCTTCTGTTAGAATTTTGACAGCATCGCTCGACCCAGCTGATCCTGCATATATCAGTAATATACTAAATACAGATCCTGCGCGCTTTGAGACGGAGGAACATCTTCTTTACGCAGATTTTCCTGTTGAGTCAGAAGTAGCAATTGTTTCAACCGGCACAGGCGCCGTCGCGATTCTTTCAGGGTCAGCGAGCACCTCCTTGACCTCAGGTGACACTTCTCAATCTTTTAGAGATGCATTTGGTAGATTTGATACACGATACTCATCTGCTAAAACAACACACTTTATTTCCCAACCTTATGGTGCTAGCGAGTACGATCTCTTCTACTTTGAGACGCTGAATGACGGTGCTAACACATCGCAAAAATACAAGATATCAATCAGTACACTTGTAAAATCAAATGATCCATCAAATCCTTACGGAACATTTACAGTTCAAGTAAGAGATTTTTACGATACAGATAAGAATCCTGTTATTCTTGAGCAATATCCAAAATGCACGCTCAATCCTGATGATGACGATTATGTTGCCAAGCGTATTGGCGATCAAAAATCTGCCTTTAGCTTTGATGCACTCATACCAGATGAGAGAAAATCATACACGACAGGCACACGTAGAAATATCTCAGCGTCCACAAGAATCGTAATGCATCCTAATGTAGAATTAAAGAAAGTTCCTGCTGATGCACTTCCATTTGGTTTTAGAGGTCTACCAGTTGTCAAGACAACAGATACACTTACAGATAATACTACAGTCTTGGCAGGTCTCGGTTCATTGACAGCAAGGCGTCTTGCAGGTAGTTTCCCAACAGCTGACCTGACAGCACACACAGGTTCAATTTTGCCGCCTGTGCCTCTCAGATTTAAAGTGACAACTAACGCAGTCAATTCAGCAGGTATTTTCGTAGGTAATCCAGGTAATCTGGAATTAACAGATGCCTCTTATTACTGGGGTGTTAAGTCAGAGACAGTTCCTCTGACAGGCAGCGTCAGCAACGCAATTCTTAGATCAAATGACAGCTCAACATTTAATCCGCTATTGACTTCTTATAGCAAGTTATTAGGTATCCAAAAACTTGATGTCTTAGTTACTGGTTCAGCAGCAGATAGTTTTGCTAATAACAAGTTCACATTGGCAAGAGTGGCTTTAAATAATTCGCTTAGCGGAAGATCATTAGTCAATGCTCTATCAGATCTAACAGGCACTGCAGAGCAGCATATGCTTGAGACAGCATATATTAGAAATGGATTGGTTAATTCAACCAATTACACCGTCACGCCGACAGGTGAAGGAAATCGGTTAACATTCGCATCTTTGTATGCAGTTACATCCTCAATCTATTTCAATAAGTTCACAAACTACGCAAAGTTTACTAACATATTCACCGGCGGCTTTGACGGTTTAAACATTCTTGACACTGACATCAGCAAGATGAATGACCGGGCGATGTCATCAGAGACAGGCGGAAAAGCTGTTGTGTCTGTTGATATTGGTTTGAACCCAGCATACACCCCCGGCGCAGGAACAACCAACAGCATCGTGACAGCATTTAGAACAGCTGCTGAGATACTGACAAATCGGTATGCATCGGGTATTAACGTTCTTGCTGCCCCGGGTGCGAGAGATTCTTCAATTACAAACTACATCGCCGCGCTCGTTCAAAATTACGGTTTTGCGATCTACTTGATGGATATTCCAGGTTATGACTATAGCGGCACACGCCTGTTTGATGACACAGATAGACCTGACGTGCAACAGACTGGAAACAAATTTTCAAGCAGAAGAATAAACAATAATTTCGCTGCTGTCTACTTTCCAGACGTCTCAATGCAAGATCGTGCGGGGTCATCACGCAAGATCAAGGTTCCGTCATCAGTTGCAGCGCTTGCAGCAATTGGTTATAATGATACTGTGTCGCACCCCTGGTACGCACCAGCAGGCTTTAATCGCGGTGCCCTTAACTTTGTTGCTTCAACGGCAGTTCGATTGAACTCAAATGATAGAGATTTCTTGTATGACAATCGCATCAACCCAATAACATCATTCCCAGGCACAGGTTACGTAATTTTTGGTCAAAAGACACTGCAAGTTGGCAAATCAGCACTTGATCGAGTCAATGTCAGACGGCTCGTGAACGAAGTTAAAAGAACTGTTAGCAACATTGCAAATAATTTCTTATTTGAGCAAAATAATGCAGCAACACGAGCAGCATTTGTTGCGCAAGTAAATCCGTTACTTGCGCTTGTTCAAGCACAGCAAGGTATCGAAGGATTCCGTGTCATTGTTGATGAAACCAACAATACACAAACAGACGCAATTGCTAATCGTCTAAATGGTCGTGTCATTATTATTCCAACACGTGCAGTTGAGTTCATCTCAATTGACTTCATTGTGACTGATAACGGCGCAAGTTTCGTGTGATTGATAGTTAGGATAAGAGAGGTTAACAAATGATCCCAGGCGTTTACTCAGGCGAAGTTGATCTAACAGGTGTATCGACATCAGCTCCAGCAGGTCCATCAGCAGGCATTATTGGAACAGCGCAGTCTGGTCCCGCTTTCTTGCCTGTAAGTGTAGGATCTGTTGATGACTTCAATCGGTTGTTTGGTGCAGCGACAAGCACAAACTATGCTGCAATCGCAG